GGCGGCGTTGTGTCGGCGCCGACCTATTTACCGCTTGGCGGCAATCTCGGCCTGATGGGCGAGGCGGGGTCCGAGGCGATCCAGCCCCTGCGCCGCGGTGCCGACGGCAGCCTGGGAGTGGCAGCCGCGGGGGCGGCGGCACCGGTCAATGTCGTCTTCAACGTCACCGCGCAGGACGCTGCCTCCTTCCGCAAATCCGAGGCGCAGATCACTGGCATGCTGGCGCGCGCCGTCTCGCGCGGCACCAAAACCTTTTGAGGCTATTCGTGACCGAATTTTCCAGTTTCCACGACGTGCTGTTTCCGCTCGGCGTGTCTTTCGGGGCGACGGGCGGGCCGGAGCGACGCAACGAGATCGTCACGCTGACCTCCGGTCGCGAGAAACGCAATGCGCGTTTTTCGCAGTCGCGGCACTACTACGACGCCGGCACCGGCGTGCGCTCGCTCGACGACCTGCATGAGGTGATCGATTTCTTCGAGGCGCGGCGTGGTTCCCTGCACGCCTTCCGCTTCCGCGACCCGTTCGACATGAAATCCTGCCGGCCAGATGGCGCGCCGTCCGCGCTCGACCAGCCGATTGGCGTGGGCGATGGCGCTACCGATCGCTTCACGCTGGTCAAGGTCTATGGCACCGGTGACGATGCCTATCGCCGTCTCGTCATGAAGCCGCGCCCGGCAACCCTCAGGATTGCCGTGGCGACCGTTGAGCAGGATGCGCCGTCCGCGTTCAGCTTTGACACGGTTACTGGAGAGATCGTCTTTGCGCCGGAGCATGTTCCGGCGGCCGGGACGGTCATCACCGCAGGCTACGAATTCGACGTGCCGGTGCGCTTCGATACCGAACGCCTCTCCATCAATCTGAAGGCTTTCAAGGCGGGACAGATCCCTTCCATTCCCCTGGTCGAGGTTCCGTTGTGACGGTCTATCCAGCTGCGCTCACCGCGCATTTCTCGCGCGAGGTCACGACGGTCTGTCATTGCTGGCGCCTGACCCGCAAGGACGGAACCGTCACGGGCTTTACCGACCATGACCGCAGGCTGGTGATCGGAGGCGTGGCCTTCGAGCCAGAAACCGGCTTTTCCGCCAGCGAGGCACGCGACACGCTTGGCCTTGCTGTCGATACGGTCGACGTCGAGGGCGCCCTTTCGTCCGACCGTATCCGCGACGAGGATATCGCCGCCGGCCTCTACGACGGCGCCAGGGTGGAAACGCTTCTGGTCAACTGGCGCCAGCCTGCGGATTTCGCCGTGATCCGAACGGCCACCATCGGCAAGATCACGCGCAGCGACGAGCGTTTCGTTGCCGAGCTGGAAAGTCTCGTGACGGCGCTCGACCAGCCGAACGGGCGCTATGTCACGCGCGCCTGCGATGCGGAACTGGGCGATGCGCGCTGCGGCTTCCTGCTCGCCCAGCCGGGTTTCACCGCAGCCGGCAGCGTCGTCGCCACCGGCGCCTCGGAGACGATGGAGGTCGCCGGTCTCGACGCCTACGAGTCCGGCTGGTTCTCTTCCGGCACGCTGACATGGACGAATGGTGCGCGGACGGGATGGGTCGAGCGCATCGTTGCCCATCGCAAGGCGGGAAACGAAACGGTGTTCGTCCTGCTGCCGATTGTCGGTCCCGCTGTCGGTGTCGGAGATACCTTGTCCGTAACGGCCGGCTGCGACAAGAGTTTTGCGACGTGCAAGGCGAAATTCGGCAATGCGCTGAATTTTCGTGGCTTTCCGCATCTGCCCGGCAACGATGCGGCCTATTCCTACGTGACCGACGGCGGGGCCTTCGATGGCGGACCGGTCGTCCCATAGAATGACAGGTGACAGTCCGCTGGCGGAAGCGATCGTCGCCGAGGCGCTGGCTTGGGTCGGCACGCCCTACCGGCATCAGGGTTGCCGCAAGGGCATAGGCTGCGATTGTCTGGGGCTGGTGCGCGGCGTATGGCAGGCAGTCTATGGCCGGGAACTCGAACACCCCGGCGTCTACGCCGCCGATTGGTCGGAAGCCGGCGAGGGCGACCGGCTGGCCAATGCGGCGCGTCGGCATTTCCGTGAAAAAGACGGAACGGGCCTCGCGGCGGGAGACCTGCTGCTGTTTCGCTGGCGGCCACATTGGCCGGCCCGGCATGTCGGTATAGCCGTGGGCACGGACGATTTCGTCCATGCCTATGAAGGAGCCGCCGCCGTGGCGCGGTCGCCGCTCGTTCCGCAATGGCGCCGCCGCATCGCGGCGGTGTTCGCCTTTCCAGATAGCTGACGTCCGGGAGCCTCGATGGCGACTATTCTTCTGCAAGCGGCGGGTGCCTATCTCGGTGGCCTGCTCGGTCCTGTCGGCACGGCGATAGGGACTGCTGCCGGCGCTCTGGCCGGCTATGCCGTCGACCGGGCGCTGATCAATGGCACCAACCGTATCGAGGGACCTCGTCTCAGCGGCGCGCGTCCGTTCACCGCCGAGGAGGGCGTGGCGCTGCCGCGTCTCTACGGCACGGCGCGGCTTGGCGGTATCCTGATCTGGGCGACCCGCTTCGAGGAGAGCAAGTCCACTCGACGGCAGGGCAAGCTCGGCCCCAAGGTCACCGAATATTCCTACTACGCCAATGTCGCCTTCGCGCTTTGCGAGGGCGAGATCGCCGGCATCCGCCGTATCTGGGCGGACGGTCGCGAGATCGATCGCGAGACGGTCGAGCTGCGCGTCTATCAGGGTACGGCTGAGCAACCGGCCGATCCGCTGATCGAGGCCAAGCAGGGGGCCGGCAATACGCCAGCCTATCGGGACGTCGCTTACGTCGTGCTCGACAGGTTGCCGATCGGCGACTACGGCAATCGTGTTCCGCAGATGCAGTTCGAGATCATCCGTCCGGTGGGCGAACTCCATCGGTCCGTGCGCGCCGTCGCGCTGCTTCCGGGCGCCATCGAATATGGCCTGTCGCCGGCGCTGGTTAGCCGGCAGCATCGTCCCGGCGAAGAGGATGCGGTTAACCGCAACGTCCTCTTCGCCGGGACCGATATCGCCGCCTCGCTCGACGAGTTGCAAGCGACATGCCCCAATCTCGAGCATGTGGCGCTCATCGTCACCTGGTTCGGCGACGATCTGAGGGCAGGACATTGCCGCATCCGTCCGGCCGTGACGACCGCCAGCGGCGATGGGCTGTCCAGCGATTGGGTCGTGTCCGGCGTCCAGCGCGCCGATGCGCCGGTCGTTTCCCGGCATGACGGCGGCGCAGCCTATGGCGGCACGCCGTCCGACCGCAGCGTGATCGACGCCATTGCCGAGATCAAGGCGCGCGGACTGGGCGTCACGCTCTACCCTTTCATGATGATGGACATACCCGACGGCAACGGCTTGCCCGATCCCTATGGGCGGCCCGTGCAACCGAGCTATCCCTGGCGCGGCCGCATCACGGCGGAACCCGCCCCCCTGCTGCCCGGCAGTGCGGACCGGACTGCTGCGGCCCGCACGCAGGTCGATGCATTCTGCGGTGCAGCGCTGCGTAGCCAGTTTTCCGCATCCGGCGATACGGTCATGTTTGCCGGATCGGCCAGCGACTGGGGATACCGGCGGCTTATCCTTCACTATGCCCATCTGGCCGTGCGCGCGGGCGGCGTCGATGCTTTCCTGATCGGCAGCGAACTGCGCGGGCTGACGAGATTGCGCGACCAGGCGGATGCTTTTCCCTTCGTCGAGCAGCTTTGCGCGCTGGCGGCGGATGCCCGGACGATACTCGGGGCCGCCACGCGCATCACCTATGGCGCCGACTGGAGCGAGTATTTCGGCTACCATCCGGCAGACGGCAGCGGCGATGTCTATTTCCATCTCGATCCGCTGTGGGCGCATCCGGCCATCGATGCGGTCGGCATCGACAATTACATGCCGCTATCCGACTGGCGCGACGCCGACTATGCCGGCGGCAATCCGGACGGCTTCGCAAGCCCTTACGATCCGGCGGGCCTTGCCGGCGCCGTGGCCGGTGGCGAGGGCTTCGACTGGTACTATCCCGATGCCGCGGCGCGCGAAGCCCGCGTCCGCGTGCCGATCACGGATGGCGCCTACGGCAAGCCGTGGACCTATCGCTACAAGGACATTGTGAGCTGGTGGTCCAACCGGCATTTCGACCGTATCGGGGGGATCGAGAAAGCGTCTCCGACCGCCTGGGTGCCGCAGGCCAAGCCTATATGGATGACGGAATTGGGCTGTCCGGCGGTCGACAAGGGGCCGAACCAGCCGAATGTCTTTCCCGATCCGAAATCGGCCGAGAACGGCATGCCTTATTTCTCGGGCGGCGGCCGTTCGGACGCTGCCCAACATCGCTTCCTGGAAGCGCATGCCCGCCACTGGGATGTCGCCGCCGTCGGT